ACAACTAAAGTTGCTGCTAAAAAATTATATATAAAAAATCAAGATGAATTTCAAAAGGATTGGGCAGACTTATCAAACGAAGCGAAAGAAAAGTGTTATGTGCAATATGTAATGAAACATGATACTAGTTATTGTGAGAACGGCGAAACGTATGAAGAATATATGAATGGTGACTTAGATAGTTATGAAATGGAATATACTTCAGAAAGCGGCGATGAACTTGTTGTATTCGGAAGATATGGTACAACAGATAGTGGGATACTAAATAGGCAGATGGACGCATTTAGACTAAACAGTATAGTTGATTGAAACGGCAGTTTTAAATTAAAACTTAATTCCTCAATAGCTTAAATCAAAAAGTAAAAAGAACAAAAGGAGCTAAAATAATGAGTAACAGACCACTTGTAACTAAAGAATTAACCGATGCAGTTGAAAGTTTGCTTAATCCGTATCACGATACAAGAATATATATAGCAAAAGAAGTGACTTTTGATTATAGAACAGAACAGGCTTGCAGAGTAGATTTGATGAGATTTAAGCCTATCAATAATACTGTTTCCGGTATTGAAAAAGGTGATTTTTACTGTTATGAAGTTAAATCATCAGTCGAAGATTTTC